AAATTCGGAATCAAGGCACGAAGCGAAACAGTCTTCGTCACCGGCGATTTCGCAGATGCACGAAGCTACGGCAAGGTGTACGCGATCTTCCCTATTGGCGAGTTCGATTTTATATGGTCACCTGACGTCGGCGACCTGTTCCTCATGTTTCACAACGAAAAAGAAGCTGACGTTCCTGATAGACTTGAAGAGTTGAAATATCAGACCACTGACCTCAAAGCAGCGATTGATTCGTACTACGAAATCATGGTGCGCTGCAAGCAATACTACGCTGTGCCAATGTACAGCCAAGATGAAGCAAATGTTTGGATGAATCAACTCGAAAGCAAATAATGTTCACATACACAGATATGACCACACAGACAGCTCTGGGTGGTCGTTGGTACGATACACCACTCGGCTCTTTTCCCTCAATCACAACGGTACTCGGTGGCACAGAACCACCTGAGAAGACTGCTTCGCTTGAAAGCTGGCGGAACTCGTTGGGTCGTGAGAAGGCTGCAGCAGTAACAAAGAAAGCAACTGATCGTGGAACGAATGTTCACCTGCTGGCTGAACGTTACCTGAAGAAGGAAGACGTCAGCGCGTCGATCAATGGTCAACCAGTTCCACAACTGGACATGGCTGCGTTCAATGCACTCAAGCTGAAGCTTGACAAGATCGACGAAATCTGGGGTCAAGAAGTTGCCCTGTATTCTACGTCACTTGAAGTCGCTGGCCGCTGTGACTTAGCAGGAAAATTCAAGGGTGTTCCGGTTATCGTCGACTTCAAGACTGCATCCCGCGTAAAGGGCAAGGCAGACATTCATGATTATGAATTGCAAATTTATTTTTATGCTAGAGCCCACAATGAAATGTTTGGAACAAACATAGAAGAAGGCGTCATATTGATGGTTTCAGATTTGGGGTTCCCACAAGAATTCAAAGTCAAATTCACACCAGAATTAAAATTAGAACTAGAACAGCGAGTGGGTGAATTTTGGAAAAAGACTCTAAGCAAAGTTTAAGTTTCTATGTGTATACCTACATAGATTCGGAAAGACAAATACCGATGTATGTTGGTAAAGGATGCGGCGGGCGATTCAAAATTCATATCAATCGTGCAACAAATCTACGATTCAAAAATCGACTCATAGCTCTCAAGTTGTTGGAATTAGAACCTATTCTTGATATTACTTATTTCTCGACAGAAGACGAAGCGCTATCAGAAGAGCAACGTCTCATTAAATTATATGGCCGGCGGGATTTAGATACAGGTTCATTGTATAACATGACGGATGGCGGTGAAGGCGCGTCTGGTCGAATTCTTTCTGAAACCACAAAAGAGAGAATTGGTAATAAGAATAGAAACCCAACGCCGGCTACTCGCGAAAAACAATCAGCATGGATACGCAGCCCAGATCTAAAACATAAAATTACCATTAAACAACAACAGACCCAAGATTCTTTGACAGATGCTCAAAAAGTTGAACGATCCAGAAAACGGTCAAAAGAATGTTTATCTGATAAAACACTACTTCGGATGAGCGAGTCAGCAAAAGGCAGACCACCGTTGACATGTCCGCATTGTGGGAAAGTTGGAAAGGTGCCTGGGATCAGGCGACACCATTTTGAATATTGTAAGAGCTTGGCAAAAGCATAAATAGGTGATCTATTATTGGAGATCACATGACTACAGAAACAAACGAAATGGGCGGATCGTATCTTCCATTGCCACCTGCACCATCCCAAGATGATATCGAAGTCACGCTGCCATCGCATGCACTTACAAAAGATGACGGCGAAAATGCTCCGGACTTAGGTGGTGATACTGCCAGCGATGTAACGATCAGCAATCCAATTACCCATGACACCATGCCTGAACATGTTTACGTTTACGCAAATGGTATCACTTTGGTAAGCTCTGCACCAGATAGCACGATCGTTTCGTTTGACGTCGTGTTCTCAGTCAACTGCACCGACCCGAATTCGGGAGCAGTCAGCGCGTATCAAGTTGTAAAGCGCATTGGTGTTGACAAGATGAAGATGGTGAACGACGCTAAGATGTCTACACCAATCTCAATCGTCGAAGCGAAGGCTGCAACCAAGACGCCAATGGGTCTCACGACTGCTCGTATCAAAGCCCTTGCCGGCCTCAAATAAGGAAACAATATGGCTAAGATTGTAATTATTGCCCCAGCTGATGCTGATGACGACGTCAAGGACGCGGTCAAAATGCTCAAGTCTGCAGGCCACGATGTTGATACTGAAGAACCAACCCCGAAATCCCTGCTGCACATTGTGCTCGGTTTGTTGGGTCCTAATGCCTATGGCTTCGGCGCTGGGTATGCATATGCACCAGGCGCGGGTGCTAAGGATGAACCTGCGAAGGATGAAGAACCAGCTAAGGAAGATCCACCAGCAGATGATGCTGATATCGACGCAGACGGTTTTGATGATGGAGCCGATCTCGGCGGTGATGACTTTAACTTTGAATCCCTCGGCACCGTCACGGTCGATGGCGAACTCATTGAAGCGGTCACTCACGACAGCGAGACATCGGTTCTCTGCGTCGAACGTCTGGTTAAAGGCGCAAAGACAACGTACACGTTGAATGAAAGTTCATTCTCGTTCTGGCCAGCATCTGCTGAAACACCACAGCAACGTGTGGAGGTTCTCGTCGACAAGCACCGCACATCAGTTGAATTACCAATTGAAGAATCCGAAGGTAAGCCTACTCTCAAGGTAGGTAAAGACCTTCGCTCTATGTTCACAAAATAAACATGACTCAAAATACACATAGCCCATTTCACGTTGTGGAGAACTTTATCTCTCCAGCAAACTGCGAGAAGCTGATCGCTGAGTTTGGCATCAGCGTGCCTTCAATCGCGGAAGATGGGCAACCAATCAAAAATGAACGTCTCGTCAAAGCACCTGATGCGCTTGGTCTGATTCGAGAAGCAATTCTCGATCATGGTCAGGCAATTCAGGATCGCTACAATGGGACGATCAAAGGTATGGAGACACCCCACTTCCAGCAATACTTCGAGAATCCGAAGAAGCCATGCGAACCGCACGGTTGCGAGAGTTCCAAGTACCAACGCAAGAAGTGGGTGAAGGTCAAGGACATCGACCTGGTTGGTTATTTGTGGTTGAAGGATTATGGAAGCGGCGTACCATTGGACCCTCGCATCGAGGTGTACGGTGGTAAGTTAGAATTCCCGTCATATAATTTCTCTTTGGTCCCACAACGTGGTACAATGGTTATGTTCCCGGCTGGACCACACTTCATCACTGCAGTGTCGCCAGTTCTTGTCGGCTCGCTTGAGATGATCAAATTCTCTATCAAGCTGACACAGGGTGAGGACGGTATCTGGTTGTACCAGCCTGACAATTTCCCAGGAACCTACCAAGAGTGGTTCGAGTAACACCATGCAGATTTGCCTAAATTCCCCATTGCCAACTTTGGATGGAATCATGGCGTCATTCAAACCGTTGATGACGTTCCCACCGAAGTTCCCGGAACTGCCGAAGATTCCTCTTCTCAGCTTGCCGTATCCGTTGTTCCCATCTCTCAAGGTTCCAAACTTTGAACTGATGCTGACTGCAATCGAGCTACAAGCATTTCAACTGCAGACGACGATCATGGGAATGATCAAACCAATTCTCGACAAGCTCGGGATTTCGTTGCTCAGTTTTCTACCTAAAATCCCCGGTCTCCCTGGTTTGACCCTAATCGACTTGCTCAGCGGCAATGGCGAAAAGATCGCTGCAGCCGTGCGCGCCGCCATCAAAAACGGTTTGCGCTTGCCTGGCATCCCATTCCCATTGTATGTTACGTTGACGATCCCAGACTTTGAAGTCATTCAAACAATGCAGATGATTGTTTCGAACTACATGATGATTGTCGCCAAGATGATCCCGGATCTAATCAAGAAGGTCATGGACAAGTTCAAGTGGAAACCAAAACTTCCTGCGATCCCTAAGTTGCCTACGATGCCAGAGATTATGGCAATGATCGCATCGATGCTTCCACCTATCCCAGGTTTACCTAACATCAATGACCTGCGAGATAAATTGAAGCAGTTGCAAGCCGATGCGGAAAGTGCGGTTGATGACGCGAAAGCTGCTATTGAAGCAAAGATCACAGCGGCAAAATCAGAATTGGCAACTCAGCTGGCCAGGATTCCATCGATGAATGATGTGGTAACGAAGTTGAAGGCGATGATAATGGACAAGGTCGGGAACTTTGATATCATGAAGTTCATGGCTAAGATTACTTTCCCAGGTTTGCCGGCTTTGCCAGTCATCCCATTGCCATTGGTGTTCTCATTCAAAATGCCAGATGTTGAGTTTGCTGTTGCGTTGAATGCACTCGTGAATCATTTGACAACTGCATTCCTCAAGCCAGTGCTTGACTTTATTTTGAAGACACTTGGCAAATTCCTTAAATTTACTTTGCCAAAAATCTGCATTACAATTTCTGTTCCGGCGATACCCACATTGCCTACAATTACGATACCATCTATACCTCCGATCGGCGGATAGATTAAACACAAATAATACAGCATTAGCTGGCAAATAAGGTTTTGGTTATGATGCATGCTCCAACCCCTACCTACGGGATCAGCTCACAATTTGAGATTGATCTTGATGCCCGCCTCCCAGAAAATCCGATGGATTTTATATCGGATGCTTCAAAGGCGGGATTGTATACCCAGTTCTTTGTGAAAGACGGGTCGCTGTGGGCTCGTGTAGCTGGCCCACTTGATATCGTGCTAGACTTCCAGACTAGACTTTAGCCGTTCGCGTCGTTGATTACAAACGTTGGCACACCCTGGGCGATAAGAATGTTCCGCAACTTGCCTGGACTGATCACCGTCGTATCGAACTGAAACCCTGAATATTCCCAAGACTCCGCAGCTACCTGTGAGCAAACACGCTTGTTGTTTGGCGTGAGCTTCGGTGTATAGCCAAAATACTCTATCAGCCCGATAGTGACCAGCGTACCAAACGCATATCCTTGCCCGATCCCATCCATCATAAAGCTTTCAACCCTGAATTGATTGATGTCATTAGGTCGTTGATGAACTTCCATTTTGATGTCCTTGAACCTGGACATGTTCACGAGACGTCTGCCAACACCTACGGCTTCGCACACCATCAGCCGATCTTCGCCGGCAACCCGCACCCAGATAGCAATTCCGGTGTGATAAATTTTTGATCCCGTGAACCACAGGATCGGCACAGTTGTGAAGCGGTGCAGGAAAGATTCTTCGTGCGATGAATAGAAACTGATCAGGTCCCCACTCCTAATCATGCTCCGACCAGTTTCATAGTCGACAGTAGGGAGTTTGAACAGTGGTTCTTTTGATTCCGCAATCATGTGAGTGCCTTCACAAATCTGTGTAATGACTCTGAGCGACGCATCCACCCTTTGTCGTAGGTCGCGCTATTGATGCCGCGAATGAATTTTTGTTGGGCACCAATGAGTGCATCAACCAACGCGCCATCAGCAAGATTCATGTCGACATCACGCAGCATGCTTCTAACACTTCCAGAACCATGCAAGAAAGCAAGCTCATACAAAACGACCGCTGACTTGGGTTTGGTGCTGGCAAGCTCAACAGACCGAAGTTTCCAGTATTCATTGTATCCAATGCTCCTGGCTTGTGCGTAGTTCAACAGTGGAACTTTTACACGCGGGCGTGGGTTGGATGCAATACCAAATTTGGTAATGCCGCCAGGGAAATCAGGTCCTTTGTATCCGACCTTGCGACGCTGTGCTTGTGTCTCGAACAACCCTTGTGCAACTTCAGGATCGCTTGGATCTTGAGGCTTCCAGTGTGGTCCTACTTCCCAGGACATCGTAAAGAACCATGCCTTCTCGAACAGATCGGTAATACCCGGTGGCAGGTCAACCGATGGTTCACCGCCTTGAGGGGGCTTGGAATAATCCGGCCCGAAGTCAGGACAACCACCTTCTTTCGCAGCAACGTTCTCTGCAGTCAGCGCCGCGTTCGACGTCTTAGCTTCAAGTGTCTCATCATTTGGGCTGTTGTCCGGATTGGTTTCACGTGCGACGAACACTGTGCCTTTGATCAGCGGGATCGGATCGATTGGTGTGTTGTTTGGCAGGCGGCATTCGAAATGGAGGTGAGGACCGGTACTTCCACCAGTGCTACCTTCCTTGCCAATCTTCTGTCCAGCCACAACCTTTTGACCTACGTCTACATAAATCTTTGCAAGGTGCATATACACCGTTGTGCACAGGTGCTTGCCAGTTGTATTGTAATGCTTGATGCGAATCATATTGCCCGCCGATCCGGCCGGATCGGCGAAGATTACTTCACCGTTTGCCGCAGATACAACATCAGCCGGTGGTGCAGGACTCACAACAAAGTCAGCTCCATTGTGAGGTTTCTTTACGCCATGGATTGGGTGCATACGCGAGTCAGAGAACGGGGAGTTGCAACGTACATTCGGGTGCGGCATCGGATGAACGAAACGGATCTCATTTGCTCCAGCTTTCGCAGGTGAAATAGTATACGCGCGGGTGTCAATGTCACCCTCAGCATTCTTTGCTGTCAGCTGAAACTTGAATGTCTTGCCAAAAGCTTCTTTCGGAAACTTACCGTTTAATTTCGCGGTCGCACCCATGGATGTGAATACCAGCGTTGGAGTAGGAGGAGTTACAACGAGCGTCCAGGATGTAGGAACTTTCGACCCAGGTGTCATACGGAATATGACGTCCTTGGCTTCGTCTCCGCCGGTTAGCGGAATGTCCAGTGTTTCAATTCTGTTGACTTCCCACTTCGTAGCATCATCATGTTTACCTGTGGGATTGCCTGCTCTGCGCATGTAGCATTCCGCACTTTCACCAGGCATACGCTCGGTTTCTCGGTAGTCCTGTTCTGATGGGAACGAAGTCCCTAAGAAAATCTTTTCAGGTTCTGGACAGCATGACATATTATTTTCCTGTTAGTGCAGCACGCGCCCTCTGAAGGGCCGTTGAAAATGCTGACGGGCGGGTTGGTGTGGTTGCATTTGCGGTAGTGGTTTGCGGTTGGATTACGCGTGAACCATTTGGTGATGCTGGAGAGCGCGGTGTAACCGGCTGCAACGTACCAGCTTCGGTTGTAGTGACAGGCTTCTCGTAGAAGTTTACCAACGTTTGAATCATAGCTTCAAGATCAGCAACGTACTGCTCGGTGTTGTTGATGAAGGTTGCGACCTGTGTGTTGGTGGCTGTTTGCGGATTCGCAACTGCTGGCGGGAGCGGAGGCAGGGTTTTCAAAGAGTCAGGTGCCGTACGTACAACGTACTGATTGGCAACAACGACCTCTGTGTTATTGAACCCTGTTCCAGTAGATGCGCAACCGGACAGAAGCGCTGCGGCTAGTATAAGTATGAATTTCATTGTGACCTCGGAGCATTAGTTATTGGGCGCGCCGACGTACACGGTCTCTTTGAACTTCCGCAATAATCGAACCAAGAACTGGTGCAGCTTGTGCCGAGTTAGCAGGCACAGTTGCTTGGTTCTGGATGATTACTTCACGAGTTACAGTGTTAGTGCGGTTAGTTTCTTTGGCCAGCGCAAGAGTATTTAGCGCATCATTGATGTCCTTTTTCTCTTGTTCCAACCGTGTGATTGTCGCGTCACTCAGTTGCGCAGCGGCAATAGCTTTGTCACGTTGCTGACCTGCCATGTCCCGCTGCACAATTGCTTGGTCACGGGCAAGTTCAGCTTTCTCAACAGCGCGCTTCTGGGTAAATGCCCATCCACCAACAAGCAGGATCAGCGCAATTACTGCGATCCCCTTGAGACCGCCGATTAAACCAAAAAATGTTCCCATGATACTCTCCTATATTTTACAACAATCCAATCTCCAGGCTGGTAATCAAGGCCGGAGCGTTTGAGATCCCTGTGTACGACAAGGCTGTACCATCGCCTGCGTCCTTGAACGAGTCGAAGTAGAAACCAGGGCCGAAGTTACCAAGCGCGTACTTGACGTTTGGCCAGTGTGGCAACGAGGTGTAACCTGCATCCTGCACAATGGTTGCGGTCGTAGTGCCGTCTGACAACGTGACCACGAAGCCGTTAGCCGCCGTGATCTCCCAGCGCCACGTGTATTCGGTGCCGTAAGATACAGGTACTGCGACCGGGGCATCGTTGCCGTTGCTCGGTGAGGTCGATGATCCGCTGTACGTATGCAGGAACCCAGCTGCCTTAGAGAACCGAAGTGCAATATCCGGAGTGTTCATCCCCCAGTTATTTTCATCTGGCACACCGTTGATAATCGGTACGTCGAGAGCACCACCGAAGTAGAGCGTGAACGTGCCGCCAGGTCCTGGGTCTGTGAGCGTAAACTTCATCTCGAAGTAGCCGTTGCCTGGAACAGCCATTGGCACCGCGAGGTCGTAACGCTGGTCGGCGCTGGTGCCGTACCACATGCCGCCCGCACCATTCATCTTGAAGCGATCCAGGTTCGCAGCACCTGGTTCGTAGATGAACCGGACCGGCGACGGGATTTCTGTAAACGTTCCCCAAGCTGGTCCTACGTCTGGTGTGCGGCTGGCGAGCGAGCTACCGGCCGCACCGCCGAAGGTATCTCTGAAGAGGATGTTGTTGGTCACTGGTGGCTCCTGGTGAATTGCTGCAATGACATTTTTAAATTGGATCTCGAAATACGAACCGGGACCTACAGGTGTGTCATTATCGATAACGAACGAGATGTAACTGTTGGTGTATGGTACGCCAACCGCAGCAGAAGCTTGAGGACCAGACACTGAACCAACAACTGAGAATGTGGTTGGAGATACGTAAGTGACTGTCCAGCGCTCCGTTGCCTGTGGGGTGTTCGGCTGTGCCCCGGCGTTTGCTACGATGCCAGCGATGTAGCCACCAACAGCAAGAGCATCAGCGTACGAGGCGATGTCAAAGTATACTGTGTCACCTGTCTCAAATGCTGGAGCACCTGGGTTCGCGTTGTTATGTAACGTGAACGTAAGAATATCTGAATCAAACGTGTTTCCTAGGGTTTCGGTACCAAAAGAACCGTCGAGCGATCCTGTAACCGTGTACACTGTTGGAGATGTAAACACGATATCAATTCTCTGCGGCCGAATGTTCGGCGACTTCGAAACTGTAAAGCCACCGTTCGGTTCCATATAGACCATACCGAATTGCCCAAGATTAGGACGGCTGAAAACCGGCTGACCAAGTCCAAAGAGTGGATTACCTGCAGTCACAAGATTGCCAACGATAACTGGAAGTTCTGGAACAACAGGGGTCAGGTCGAATTTGTAAGCGCCGACCAAACGGACCGTACCCGTTATTGGATTCGAAAAACGTACGAGCACAGTGTTCGAGTTTATGTACTCAAGCGAGAGTGGTAAAGTTTTCAAGCGTTCGCCACCATCATCGATGATGACATCTGATACCGGATAGGAATCGAGATTGTGATTGACAACCCAGTCAGTGCTGGGTGTCAATTGATTATGAGTGTATGATTTCATTTATACCACCACCGTTGCGAAGCCAACCCGCGCTTCTGAAAAATAAATGTTCACTGTGTTATCATTCATATACTCGACACCCATAGGCAGGATCTTTTGAATAGATCCGTTTTCTGCGGTGTACACGTCGACTACAGGGTAGCCACGCTGATTATGAACAACAGTCCACGTGTCGGCTGCAACCTCTTGGACGTGACGAACCGTAATTGTTGGGAGCGAATTCAGCATGATTACACCAGCTTCGCAAGACCAACGTACGGCTGGGAGAACGAGATAGTTACCGTTGAGTTTGAGTTGTGCACAATGCTCATTGGTTGAACTTCATTATTGCCGATGAAGACGCGAACGATAGGGTTGTAACCAAGACCGTGGTTGATAACCCAAGAGCTATCGGCAACGCTCTGATAGTGTGTATAGCTGTATGTTGGCTTGACACTACCGTCGTTGTGGCCTGTCAAGACAACAGCGCGACCGACGAATGCGGTTCCAAGTTGAATGGTAACGTGGTTTGAATCAGTGACCGTAATCTCGTCAGGGATCACAACACGGCCTTGATTGTCAAACACTTGAACCTGCACACCAGTTGTATTTAAAGCGTGGTTGATAACCCAGGTAACAGACGCAACAGATTGTGTGTGAGTGTAAAGGGTTAGCTCTCGCGTCAATGGCACCCATACTGGGAGACCGTTTGTGATGCTGACGCAAATGTAAAGAATACTGTTGACGAAGACAAGTCGTCCGACCTTAGGAGTTGCTGGGAAAGCCTCCTCGATCTGAATAACTGCCTGTTGCAACTCATTCTGTTGTAGATTGGCATTTCCGTAGAACTTCATGTTATATCCTTTTTGTGTAGGTCGCTGGACTATTTATAGGCTAAAATAAAAGGGCCGACAAGTTATGTCGGCCCTTGTCATTTAAGGTATAAACCTAAGTCGATTACGCTACTGGAGCAAGACCCATCACAACAACACGGCAATCGATCGCTGTGTTGAAGGTAACAACGAGGCTGTTTGCATCGGTGAACTGAATCGTTTCTGGGATAACCACGTTGTCGGTCGAGTCAACAACGGTAACGTTGCAGTACTTCTGACCAATGCTGTGGGTAACCGTGTGCAACGTAGCAGGAGTTGCAGAAGCGTACAGGAAGTACATCGAGCTGATGCGAGCAGCAGTTGCAGTCTGCTGAGCAGTTGCAGATGTTACAACACCATCGATGCGGGTTCCAAGTGCGCCTTCAGCAGCAGTTGCACGGGTTGTTTCAGCCGTGATAGCACCAGCATTAACACCTTCAGCAGCGGTAGCACGAGCAACTTCAGCAGCCAGTGCAGCAACGTCGGTATCGATACGACCACCAAGTGCAGTATCAGCAGCAGCGCGAGCAGCAGCTTCAGCAGCAACGGCAGCGGTTGAAGCAGTGTTAGCGTCGTCAACACGGGTGCCGAGTGCAGCTTCAGCAGCGGTTGCGCGAGTTGTTTCAGCCGTGATAGCAGTTGCGTTTGCGGTTTCAGCAGCGGTAGCACGAGCAGCTTCAGCGCTTACAGCAGCAATACGTGCAGCTTCTTCGTCAGTGATACGCTGACCGAGACCAGTTTCAGCCGTGGTTGCGCGAGTTGTTTCAGCCGAAATTGCAGTCGCGTTGGAAGTGATTTCGTTACGAACAGCAGCCGAAACCGAGATTTCGTCAGCAGTAATCGTGATCGAACCATCAACGTTACCAACGTTAACTGTGTTGCCTGTCAGCGACAGACCAGCACCAGCAACGAACGAAGATGCACCGGAGAACGGTACTATTGAAGTTCCGTTAAAGGTGTAACCAATGTCGTTAGTGCGGTTAAAGAACGCAGCACCATCAACCAGCACTTCGCCGGCGCCGAATGTTGCAGCAACAGCTGCTGTATCATCAGCATTGCCGAGGATACCGTCAACACCAGGACCAGCTGGAGTATCAGCAGCAGTAACGGTAAAAATCGTGTTATTGGTCATGTTGACAACGCGGTTACCAACACTCAGACCAGTTTCGGTTGCGTGGTTAGTGACGATGCGGTCAACCGGAGCTTCCCAGGACAGACCAGCTACAGCAGAAGCAAGTTCACCACGGATAGCCGCTTCTTGAGCAGTTGCACGAGTTACTTCGTTTCCGAGAGCAGTTGTAACTGTGGTGATCGCAACTTGGCGATCGGTGATTTCTGTTGCAAGACCAGTTGCTACGATGTTGACAGCAGCAGTACGGTCAGCAACTTCAGTCGTGATACGACCGTCGAGCAGGCCTTCAGCAGCGGTTGCACGTGTAGCTTCAGCAGTGATTGCCGTTGCGTTGGTTGTGTCGCCGGCAGCGCGAGCAGCGGACTCAGTAGTGATGCGGCCATCAAGCGCGGTATCAGCAGCAGCACGGGTGCCAGCTTCAGTAGCGATCAGACCATCAACACGGGTCGACTCAGCAGTTGCAGCAGATACAACACCGTCAACACGAGTTCCGAGAGCACCTTCAGCTGTCGTTGCACGGGTTGTTTCAGTCGTGATTGCGGTTGCGTTGGCGGTTTCAGCTGTCGTTGCACGGGTTGTTTCAGCAGCGATTGCAGCAGCGTTGGTTGCATCACCAGCAGCAAATGCGGTCTCAGCGTCAGCAACGCGAGTTGTCAGAACACCTTCAGCAGCGGTGGCACGAGCTGCTTCAGCTGCAGCTGCAGCCGATGCGGATGCTGCCAAGCTTTGCAGCGTGGTGATCAGACCAGCATACGACGTTTGACCAGCAAGAGTACCAGTAAAACCGGCAGCGTTGAACGAGCCATCAGCATTCAAGCCGAGGGAAGTTTCAATGCGGTCTACTTCTGCGAGCAGAGCAGATGCGTCACCACCAGTTGCGAGTGGAACCCACGACAGTCCAGTTGCGCCACCGACGTCAGTACCAACGTAGATGATGTTTGTGTTTGTATTGTAGACAAGACGACCGACGTCGCTTGACAGGATGCCTGGAAGGGCAGTAATTTTCTGCAACCGCAGATTCTGGATTTCCGAGGCTGTGGATGCGTCAAATACTAAGCTACCGTTGATCTTCATGTTGTCTCCTAAGACTGTATGTTAAATGATACGACGTGTTGCAGTCGTGAGTGCTTTTATGGCGTTATTAAATGATACTGGTTCTACCAAGCCCTTGCCGAGATCGAATTCGTTAAGGACAGAGTCGTCAACATCGGCGAAGCAGAAAATGCCGCGATTACCTTGCTTTTCGATACGGTCGAGCTTGTAGCCCTTAACCTTCAAGGATGCTGCAAGAACAATATCGCTAGTTTCAATATGTCGTTTCATTTTAGACCCCCGCTGGGTTGTATTCAATTCGAATCTATTTATGGAGCAACCCCAAAAACTATCAGGATTAAGCCGCTTGTTTTGCCAAAACTTGCGCACCTTGTGGGATTGGCCCAGTAATATTTTCAGGTAACCGGATGCGTCCAGCCATGCCATATCCACTAGAACCGACGACCATTCCTGGATCGCCTGTGTTAGGAGAGATGAAGTTGGTGTACATCACACCTTGGCTGACATCATTCTTGTATGCTGTTATTGTCCCGCGGCTGTTCGTGTCTACAACGAAACCAATTCGGTCTCCTGTAGTCCACGAAGCACCGTAGGCTTCATATATGCCATTACGGCGTTTTGCACCATGGTCAAAGTAACGAAGCATACCACCATCGCCACTGTTGATACCTGGGCTCAAAGATAATCCTGCAGGCGTGATACCAACGTTCATTGCGTCGGTGGCCATTGGGTTAACAATTTCAAATTCAAAATACCATTTGCCAGTATTCGGTTTCATCTCTTCAAGCGTTGCAACGTGCTGCCATTGTTGACCACCGTCATACATTGCGAGACGACCGCCTTCACCAAGGTTAGCAGCGCTGTTCGTATTCACGAAGATCGGCTGCATGACCGGAGTCGGCGTTGGAGTCGGCGTTGGAGTCGGCGTCGGCGTTGGCGTTGGCGTTGGCGTTGGCGTTGGCGTTGGAGTCGGCGTTGGAGTCGGCGTTGGAGTCGGCGTTGGAACATTGCCACCGAACAACATCAAAATGGCGCGGCCAGTAATCGGAGTGCTGAACTTAACAAGGACAGTGTTCACGTCAAAGATCGAAATGGTGTCAGGCCACAACTGTTCATCTTCGTCATCCCAGATCGTCAGGTGAACACGCTTAGTCATTTGGTTGTGCGAGATAACCCAGGTAGAAGACTGTACAAGCTGAGTGTGTTCGTACCCTCGGACATCGCCGCCAACGTTTGCAGTTGCAAGCGTGTTGACGATTGTCGAGATGCTTTCTAAGGCTTCTTGAACATTCGAACCAGTGATTGGCTGAAGACCAGTCGTGTCAACTGAAATTTCATCTGCTGCGTGCTTGATGCCTTCGCCGTCAGTATGAGCATTCAGTTTTGCAGCGAGAGCTGGAAGATCAATACCGTTGATCAGCCCCGTTGTCAGGTTCTGAATGTACGTTGTGCCTGTTGGGCCGATCGTGAAAACAGATGTACCGGAGCGAGCAACCTTAATGTCAACTACATTGACAGTAGGCGTAACGCCACCAACGGGTTCCATGATGAAGGG